TGCTAAGGTTGAGAAAGCTTCTAAACGGATAATTGATATGAAGAATCATATACATGAGTTGCAAAGTTATATTGAACATTTAGAAAAATCTGCACTTGGTATGTATGAGTAATTCATTCACAGTATAGTATTATTATTTTTATTACCGAAAGGAAACAACCATGGCAAAATCAACTGGCCTTGAAATAGGCGATAAAATTTTCTGGCGTAATGATGTGAACAAAGATATAGGCGTTTTGTATGCTTGGTTTTGTCACAACCGTTGGATGTATGACTATGAATATAGTCACGGTAAAAAGGATATTAAATTAACAATTACAGGTCTAACGCCATCATTGATTGTTGCTATCAATGAGGAAGATAATAGACGCCATACCTTTACCCGTAGAATGTTTAACTCTTGTCCAAATCTTTCAAAACTTTAACAGGAAACAATTATGTGGTATGAAAAACCGTGGACAAACAAATTCACAGACACAAACAGATACCGTGAACTTAAAAAGCTCTATGAGGCAATGTGCTTTGCTGGACAGTTTGATGAAGCTGAAAAAGTTTTCCGTAAAACTATTGCTGAAGAAAAAGAATTTAATAGTAAAGTAAAACAACAACAAGGACAATAATATGGACATGATTGATGCAATTATGAATATCGAATGTAATGATGAATGCACAGAAGAACTGTATATCCAATCATTCCAAACTCTCATTGATAGTGGAGCTGTTTGGTCATTGCAAGGTTTCTATGGTAGAACTGCAATGGCATTGATTGAAGCCGGTTTGTGCACACGATAATTTATTTTTTACTTACCGAAAGGAAACAACCATGTTATATTCAAAAACAATCAACGATAAACTTGCAGATGCTTGGGGTGACTATTCAAAGCTCATCCGTGAACAAAGTGAATGCATAAACAAAAATAAACCAATGTCCACAAAAAAGTATCAAGACTTTGCCAGACGAAAGGAAACTATACTATACCGTATTGCTTTGTATAGTGACGCACTTGACCAGATGAAAATGGGTGCAGGTGTGCCAACCAAAAATCTTTTTGGTAAGTAAATAGTGCTTTGATCTTTCCCAAAAATGCCTTATATTTGTAACATAATAAATAACCAACAAACCAACAAAGGAAACAGCCATGACGAAGAAACAGATGACAAACGCAATGACAACCATCCAGAATTGTATTGGTGAATTGTCTTATGATGAACTAGCATCTTTGCGTAGTTTTGTGAACAGTAGATTAAGTTTACAGCAACATACCAAAATTCATGCGATGAAAAATATGTTGCATCCGGGTATGACCTGCAAGGTAAACCATACCAGATTAGCCGGTAAGAAATTTATCGTTAAGAAAGTAAACAGAACAAAGGCGGTTCTCACTATGGTAGGGACACAAAGTAGCTGGACGGTTCCAATGAATTTAATTGAAATTATTAAGTAATAAGGAAAAACAACCATGAGTAAAGAGTATTTTTTTATCAATGCAAAATTGACCGTGCAAGGATGTGTATATGATTTCCAATTAGACTTGGAAGAAACTCACACACTCGAAGATGCACTTGAACAACTACAAAATCATTTTGATAGTGCAGTCCATGATGGCACTATTGTATTGCAAGACCCAGAGGACATTGACTTAATAGACATTACCGAAGACATGGTGGAATTTGATTTCAGCGAGCTACCACAATTTCTGATTGGTGATTGGGATATATGGGAGGCGATTTCTGAATTTGCACAACATTATTACGCCAGTCACCATGATGTAGATGTGTTCGAGGCAGCACAAGATTGTGGTATTGAATTTTCGGATATTGATGAATGTTACCAAGGCGAATACGATAATGACCAGGAATTTGTTGAAGAAATGATTGAACAGAATGGGTGGATTCCAGACGACTTTCCAAGCTGGATTTATATTGATTGGGAAAGAACCGCTCGTGATGTAATGTATGACTATGAAGAAAGCAACGGTCACTATTTCAGAAACATTTAATAAGGAAACAAATATGAACATACAACCAAACACACCAGGAAAACCAAGTCTCACACTTGCAGTCTATGAACTTGCTCGTAAGAAACTACCAGAACTGGCAAAAAAATATGACGGTAACAAGCTGAACAAAGAATGGACAGTAGAATTTGGCAAAAAGTATGCAAAGATTATGGACAATTATGATGCAGCCGGACACAGAATGAAGTCCGTTTGGGGCTTCGTTGTCCTCAAAGAATGCACCGTAGGTGGAATCAATTACAAGCCCGGTGACTTACTCAAAGCCGCTTCATACAAGGCACCCGCAAAACATGCAAGAGGAAACATTATGGATGGCACCGCACACTATGATGTTTGGGGTCCTGAGTATCTACCAAATAGGAGGTCCTCATGGTAGGTAAACCCGGCATCCGTGACCGCCGTTCACACCATGTAAAGCGTGGCACCAAATTCCAATGGTATTGCCCGAGCCGTGGCAAGTGGATTGACTGCACGGTTACGGGAACCAATCGGGCTTGGGTTCGATACATTGAGAACCACAGAACCGGTGAAGCGTATAGTGGTGAATTTAATTTCACCCGCAGAGACTTTAATCAATTTTCAAATATCAAAATTATTCAATGGTGAACTATGTTACTGAATGATGAACAAGTGAATGATATATGTTGCAATGCTCTTATGAACTTTCATAGTAAACTCGAAGACTACCATCATTGGAAGGGCATAGTGAGTGGCTTTGAAAAAGACGGTTACTGTTACGAAGATTTCCGCCAACAGAAGTTACTCGCACACGAACAACAATTTTTGGCATTCGGTATGCTCAAAGCCCTAACAGAACAAACAATGTCCTGCACACATGATTATAGGTGGAACTAATGAACAACTACACTGCATACCAAGAGTGGATTGTTATTCTCGAAGGTGAGGATGGCAACATGGAAAGAATTGAAACATGGGAACAGTCATCGGATATGGCCGTTGAAAGTGCCCTATACGAAACAAAGATGACCAGAATAAAGTCCGTGGATGCCATCCCAAAGGATGAATACCGAAAGTGGATGCGTCAGTTACAATGCCAACCAATAAGTTAAATAGTGCTTTGCCGTTAGGCGAGAATGCCTTATATTTGTATATCAATAAACAACTAACCGAAGGATGACAGTATGGAACAAGTCTATGTTGAGAAAGGTCAGAGTTACAATGGAAGACCTATTCGTGAAGGTCAATGCCCACATTGCGGTAGTGATACTTGGGAAACTCTTGATCAAGGTATGGATGATGACATATACTACTATGAGATGCAATGCAATTCATGTAGTGGTGAATGGGAGGAGATTTTAACAATGGTATTTTCAAGTATGTGGATCACACCGAAGGAGACCGAATAAAATGGTATGTAATTATAGAAAAACATTCGGACAGCCGATGATTTCCACACCCGAAGCGTATAGTGAATTAAATACAGAGCTTCGTAGAGCGATTATTCAAGATATAAATTTTCAATTGCGTGAAGCCAATAATAGAAAAACCGCTCCAAAGTTAGTATTACATTTTCAAGAAGAATACCGCATTGTGTATGGTGACTTTGAAAATTATCCTGATAATGTTGCATTGGCATGGGTAGATAGAATTGTTTTTAATAACAAAGAAGAAATAGATAAGGAAACTTGGTTGTTCTCACACGAATATCCAACAGGTTCATCTGTATCTTGGCAGTCTGTGAAGGATCAAATTCCAACTGATACCCTCATTGGAATACTGCGTGAATTACAACGATTGAATAATCACCCTATTTACGAAGTAGAAGAAGTGGAGGAAACCAATGATTGATTACAGATATATGACCGGTGAAACGGAATATGAAAACGAAGGTGACTATACAAAAGCGGATTTGGAAGCTCTGCTAAACGGTGCTGAGGATGACATTTATTATTACGAAAATAAGATTGATGAATTTAATCGGCTACTTTACAATGCCGAGGAACAACACGAAATGGCAACATATCTACTTGACAATGAGTTATGGTATGTAGAAGAAATAGAGGATGAAGAAGATGAAGACTAACTATAAAAAAATGTATTCCGATCCAGAAGACAGAATTATCGCGGAGATACTTGACCTGATGATTGCAACTCAATTTGACCAAGATAAAAACAATCCTGATGTTAAGCGGTTGATTGCACTTCAAGATAAGTTAGAACGGATGAAAACACCAGGAAGAAAATCAATAACCAACAATTAAAGGTGATGACATGATACAGAATGAAATCGGAGACACATTTTTTCACGGTCAAACCAGACAAGAGGTAATTGACCGCATCATTGACTTTGAACTTGAACATGACATCATGCCAGATTGGCGTGAAGTGCTTGAGTATGGTTTCACTGGCTATCAAAATGTTGATGACGAAGTGCTCAAAGAACTATACATTGAGTATTTCACCGATGAAGAACATGAAGAAGACCCAGACTATCTACCACCAGATTATTTGCCAATGGATGGACATGGAGACCATATCCCAAATGATTATCCCGGTGGTGCACAATGAGTAAACTGAGCATAAAATATCTTATCAATCTCCAGAACCTGCGTGGCAAATCATTCAACGAGAACATTCAAAGATTGGTTGATAGTCTTCCAGTCGATCAAAAGCCCGTGCAGCTCGTTTACAATGACGCCGGTGAACTTGTCGATGTGCGAGACTATGTGAAGAACATGAACGAACCTAAATCAAATCCAATCGGTTTTACCGCCGGAGTATAAACAATGGACATCATAATCACGATACTATTGTATGCGGTCTTCATCGGTATTCCCGGTTGGACGATTCTCAAAACTCTATACGAATTTTATACAATTATGAAGGAATCTAAAAAATGACATTTCTAACGCCAATCATTCTTGGTGTGCTTATCATAGCCGCCCTTGCCGGTATCACTTACATAGGACTCTCGGTTTACGATATATTCATCCGTAGAGACTTTGAAGACTTTGAATCAAGCCAGAGACTTTATGCCATATACAAGATATTCAAAGTCTCGGTCATCCTTGCCATCATTCTTTCAGTATTGGAACTATACCTATGATGGACATTGTTGCTTCAATACTCATTGGTGTTTCACTTGTTGCTCTTTGGGCTGCAGTCACCGGTGTAACAAATTGGTTCGGTGCAAAATGGGAATCTTATCGGTATGCGAAATGGAACGATAAGAACTTAGGATTTATTCAACATTTATTAAGGAGGCACAAACGATGAAGGTATATGTGCTTTACAACCAAAGATTTTGTGAAATTCGTGGTGTATATTCCACACACGAATTGGCTATGGAAAATGCGGAGTATGGAACAGACTTTGTATTCGAGTGTATTCTTGACGAGGTGTTTGTATGATTCGCAAGTTTTCAAGGGTATGGAGTGAGGATTCACCGAGAACTGTGGATTACATTATGGACACGGTTCTGTGGTTGATTGGATTGACTGTGTTGAATACTGTCCTGATTGGTATGATACTGTGGATGTTGTTTAGCAAATAAGTGGTGAGGGATGTTTCAAACTCAAACGAAGTTTGAAGTGGAAACATACCGAACACAAATAATGGAGTTACATATATGAATGAACCAAAACAAATTCTGGAATCTCGCGGCGAGCGACTGACGAATATATGGATTGGGATTGGCGTGGTGAACGCAGTCTTCTTCCTATTTATTAGTGGACGCATATACGACATGGTGAAAGGTTTTTTAACAGTCTTCGGAGAGTGATATGAATGGTATAACTGAATTGCAGATATGGGAGTGGATTGAACAATGTGACAATCAACTCAAACAATTACAGAACGCAAAAGATTTCTTATACCGTTCTTATTACGAAAGAGACTTGATAAATTATTCCGTTGAAGAAAATCTCCGCGACCGGTTCGGTGATAGAATACGCGACATAAAATCCAAGCGTGAGTTTCTGACAAGAATGTTGGATCAAATTCACACAACTGACAATGTGGAAATGTTCGACTATCTATTTCCGGATACTTTGGTAAATCAATTACCGGAAGACCTACGAAAAGAGTTCTTCGGTTATGTGTATGAAATGTGATGAATGGTCCGGTGGCGGAATGGAATACGCAACGCACTTAAAATGCGTTGCCCGTAAGGGATTGTGGGTTCGAGTCCCACCCGGACTACAAAAAAAATGAATTGGGATTAAACCCAGATATACTAAATTCTGTCTAATACAATGAAGACAAATAGTTTTACTAATTTATCAAGGAGATGCACCATGCGTGTATTATTAAGTTTGATTGGATTGATGTTCTGCTTTGGAGTAACACTTCAAGCAAATGAAAAGGAAGCACTCAAACAAAAGATTGCTACCGCAAAGGAACAAGTTTCTTCTGGTGTTGCCATAATTAAGGGCGCCAAAGAACAGGCTAAAACAATTAAAGATGGTGTTAAAGCCGGAACAATGACAAAAGAAGAAGCCAAACAATCCTTGGCTCAACTTCGTGAAACTGCAAGAACTGGCAAAGAACAAGTAAAGGCCGGTAAAACTGCAATTCGTGATGCAAGAGGACAACTTCGTGAATTAAAGAAAACTAAACCCTGATAGATTATCATGGGTTATGTCAATGAAATGGGTAGTGGTTTTTTAATCACTACCCATATTTATTTATACAGTTAATTGTTTTATTATTATAGAGGTTTCGTAATGATTGATACCTTAAAAACATTTACCCCATTACTAGTTCTTTCCGTGATTGCCATTGGTGCAACATTTGGGGACGGCAATTTCAGCACATTCGCAGTAGGACTTTCAAAATATGCACTTGCTGTTGGAGCTGCTTGGTTTGTTGATTCATACTTAATCAAGGAGGTAAAGACCCGTGAAATACTTGCAGAAAATCCTATCGCTTATGCTATTTGGTTGTTTGCTAACATCGTCACAGCTGCTCTCTGCTTCTCAAATAGTTAATCAGACAGACGGTGAAAGAGTTAGAAACATTGCATATGGTTTTGTTGGAACAAAAGAAGTAGGAAACAACGGAGGATATTGGGTTACAAAGTTTTTGAAATCCGTAGGACTTCGACCAGGTAATCCCTGGTGTGCAGCATTCGTTTCCTTTTGTCTTGATAGTGCCGACATAAAGACAATGCGTGTTCGTTCTGGATTGGCGAGACACTTCATATCCAAGAACAAGACAATCAAAGCAACAAAAGTTTTACAATCTAATATGAAGATACCGATGGGTTCGGTAGTGGTTTGGCGTAGAGGAACAACCATGTTTGGTCATGTTGGATTTGTAGACAAATGGCAAGGAGCCAGTGGAACTACCATAGAAGGTAATACTTCATCTGGCCGTAGTGGTAATCAATGGAATGGTGGGGGAGTATGGCATCGTAATAGAACGATAAATCCATACAACCATTTCCGAATAACAGACTTTGCTCTGTTAGACCAACGATAAAATTAAGGTGAGTTTCGGCTCACCTTTTTTATTTATGCTTGTTTGTTACAAACAAATTTATTATATTTGTTATATTTTAAATTCAATATAGAATAAAAATGATAGACTTATGTATAACACACCATAGAACAGAAACATTATTAGAAAAACTATTAGTGGAACTTCATAAAAATAAAGAACTGCTAAAGAATGTCTGTAAAATATATTTGTATGATAGTGGTTCTGGTCCCGAATTTAGAAAATGGATTCGTAGAAATATAAACTATTTCAAAATAGAAAGAATGTTTTTAAAAGAGAACGATGGATATGCACGGGCGTGTAATTATATGGCATCAAAAGGTAGTTCAGACATTATAGGGTTTGTTCATGCTGATACACGTTTCGGTCCCAATGAACTTGAAAAAATACAAAAAGTATTTGATGAAAATCCAGGCATACATATTCTCGGTCCAAAAATACTAACTACCGAAGATAAGATATACCATGCGGGTATAACTGGTGATAATTTTAATGCAAATTTTATTGGTGTAGGTGAACTCGATAAGAATGATAAACTGTATAAAGAAAGGAAACTTGTGATAAATGTTTCTGGTGCAGCATATTTTATTCGTAGAAATGTTTGGAATGTATTAACCAACCATCCAAAATATAAAAGATTATATCCAAGTGCAATCGGAGCATTTTTAGAAACACCACATTTTTTTGAAGAAGTATGGTGTTCCTATTTTGCAAGACATTTGGGTTACAATGTTCTTTATGATGGCAGTATAACTTTTAAACATACCGTTAGAGCATCCACATTTGTATCACCAGAAGATGAAACATCAGTTGAAAAGCAATTTTATGATTTAAGTAAACAGATATTTTTATACACATACGATAAAGTTGGATTAGATTTTTAATTTATTATGGAGTAAAATTATATGGAATTTCCATTAACTACACAAGACAGAGATTATTTTTACGAAAACTCACCATCAACTAATGAATATCAAACCGAAACTGTTAGTGAAAATAAAAGAAATCTTATGAATTTAATAACAGAGTTAGAATCCGATATGAGAAAATTGGAAGATAAAGTTGAAAAAATTAAAACAATAATCTATCATTTGTGAATTTAACACATATTTATTAGTGTTATGTTTTAGTGTTATGAGTTAGTGTGTTATGAATAAGAAGATGGGCAGACCACAACTAATACTTACCGAAGCCCAAATCCGTTATGCAATGCAAAACAGTTTCGGTAATAAAGATGCTGCCAGATTTCTCAAAGTAGATTACCGAACTTACAAAAGATGGGCACAACAACACATTGATAGTGAGACCGGTAAAACTTTATTCCAATTACATTCAAAACTTGGTGTTCCACTTACACGTGAAAAGAAAGATGACAAGTGGAATGGTAAATCATTTGACTGTAATAAAGGTTACAAAGAAAGGTTAGAGGATATTCTTGATGGGAAATATCCTGCATACGAAACAAAAAAGTTACGAAAAAGATTATTACTATCAGGATGGGTTCCGTGTGTTTGTGCCGCTTGTGGGTGGGATGAACCGAGAATGACTGACGGTAACTATCCCCTTCTGATAGACTTCATTGATAATAACTGGCGTAATTGTAAGTTAGACAATTTGCGTCTGTTATGTTTTAATTGTTATTTTAATCTTGTTAGGACACCATCAACATCGTATCAAGGGTGGACATATGGAACAGTATCAAAGACACCCTGGTATGGTGAGAAACGTCCAAGAGACGGCAGATACCGTAGAAGATTAGAAGAACGAATCAAACAACAAGAACAAAAGAAAAAAGAAGAACAAGAAAAATTCTTTGATTGGGATGAAACTCCCGATGAAGAATAGATGTTATATTATTATAGTTTTGTTTAATTTAAAAAGGAGTTGTTATGAGATTATTGCCATTAAGAGATGGAATACTTGTAAGACCAAGAAAGGCAGAAGAAAGAACATCATCTGGAATTATTATTCCTGACTCTGCACAGGAAAGACCAGTTCAAGGAAATGTTCTTTCAGTAGGAGACGGAATTACAATGTTGAATGGTAATGTAGTTCCAACGAAGGTTTCGGTAAACGATGAAATTCTGTTCCGTAGAAATGCGGGTGTTGAAGTAACAGTTGATGATGAATCATTACTTCTTTTAAGTGAGAGTGAAGTTTTAGCAATTTTATATTCAAAATAAAAACGGAGGTTTTTAAAGTTATGAGTTCAAAGATAATAACATTTGATGTTGAAGCACGCTCAGCATTAAAGCGTGGAGTTGATCAACTTGCCAATGCAGTAAAAGTTACTCTTGGTCCAAAAGGTAGAAATGTAATCATTGATAAAAAATTGGGTTCACCAACCGTTACAAAAGACGGTGTAACTGTTGCGAGAGAAATCGAATTGGATGATCCAATTGAAAATCTTGGTGCACAAATGGTCAGAGAAGTTGCATCAAAAACAAGCGATGTGGCCGGTGACGGCACAACAACAGCAACTGTTCTTGCACAAGCAATAGTTCGAGAGGGTTTAAAGAATGTAACTGCAGGTGCAAATCCAATGGACTTAAAAAGAGGTATTGATTTGGCTGTTGAAAAGATTACAGAAGAATTGAAATCAATGAGTAAAGAAGTTACTGGTAAAACTGAAATAGCACAGGTTGGTACTATATCTGCAAACAATGATTCTGCAATAGGAAATCTTATTGCGGATGCGGTTGAACGAGTTGGTAAAGACGGTGTAATCACCGTTGAAGAAGCAAAAGGTACTGAGACATCAATGGATGTTGTGGAAGGTATGCAGTTCCAAAGAGGTTATCTGTCACCATATTTTGTTACAAGTCAAGATACAATGGAGGCAGTATTGGATGATCCATATATTCTAATACATGACCAAGTGATTGCAACTGTAAAAGACATTCTACCAATCCTTGAAAAAACTGCACAGACAGGAAGACCCTTGCTTATTATATCAGAAGATATACAAGGTGAGGCACTTGCAACATTGGTTGTGAACAAACTACGTGGTATATTGAAAGTTGCCGCTGTTAAGGCACCAGAGTTCGGAAGTTTCAGAACCGCACTACTCAATGATATTGCAACACTAACAGGTGGTGTTGTTATTTCATCGGAACAAGGTTACAAGTTAGAAACAGTTGGAATCCAACATCTTGGTTCCGCAAAGAAGATTACCATAGACAAAGAGAAAACAACAATCGTTGAAGGTAGTGGTGATAGTGCAGATATTAAAGCGAGAATCGGTGAAATTAAAGCACTAATAGAAAAGAGTACCGCAGATTATGAAAGAGATAAATTACAAGAAAGACTTGCTAAATTAGCAGGTGGTGTTGCAGTTCTCAAAATTGGTGCATCAACCGAAGTTGAAATGAAGGAGAAGAAAGCACGAATCGAAGATGCACTCCATGCAACAAGAGCGGCAGTTGAAGAAGGAATTGTTCCAGGTGGTGGTGTTGCATATTTAAGGGCAGTTAAAGTCCTTGATAATTTGAAAGGAGAGAATCACGACCAAGACACAGGTATATCAATCATCAGAAGAGCGATTGAAGAACCAATCCGTCAAATCGTTTCTAATGCAGGAATTGAACCATCGGTTATTGTTAATAAAATAAAAGAAAGTAAGAACTCTAATGGGTTTAATGCTAGAACAGAAAAATATGAAGACTTGATTAAAGCCGGTGTGATTGATCCAACTAAGGTATCAAGAGTTGCATTACAAAATGCGGCATCGGTTTCAAGTTTACTATTGACAACGGAAGCCACTATTGTGAACAAACCAGAACCAAATGACAAACCTCAATATGATTTGGCATCGGGCGGCGGTATGTTCTAAATTATCAAACATAAAGCCCCCTTAAAAACAAGGGGGCTTTTTTTTATACATCATATTTATATGTATGATAAAATTGATAGACATATTACTCGAAGGAAGAACACCATTGAAAGACACCAAAGGTTCTATAATTGGAACATTGGAATTGAAATCAAATGGTGTAAATGTACTTCGCGATACAAAGGGTAGATTGATTGGGTTATACAATCCAAAAACAAATAAAACACATTCTCATACCGGCACTATTGTTGGTCAAGGCAATGTATTAACATCACTATTGACGATATACAAATAAACGGAACGCAATAATGGCAATACCATCTTTAGCATCATTGATTAAGAGAAGGGATCTATCAGCAGTAGTTAGTGATACTGTTTCATATCTAGCACTACAACCATCAAAAAAAGTTTTATTCATTACCACATCCACACGATACCCATTTAATACTGAATATAATAAAGGTGGCGTTGATTTAGAATTACCGAAATCAACAGAACTCGCACTCTTTATTAAGGAGAGTATAAAAAACAAATCGGAATGGATTGATGTTCCTCAATTGAAAATATATCCATGTGAGGGCAATGTTTCACACAAAACAGGAAACACTTGTGGTGTAATGGATGCGGTATTAAAAGATAAAAAGAAAAATCCATCTGGCCATCATAGATGCTGGGCATCAGTAAATGATAGAGAAGATGAATTATGGCGTGTGAGTAAAGAATTATTGAGTTCGGATATTATACTTTTCTTTTCATCTATCCGATGGGGACAAACCAATTCAGAATATCAGAAGTTAATAGAGAGATTAACATGGTTAGAAAATCGCCATAGTACGTTAGGAGAAGATAATATACTACAAGGAAAACAAGCCGGTTTCATTTGTATAGGTCAAAATTGGAATGGTGCGGATGTAACAAAGACCCAAAAAGATGTATTGAATTTTTACGGATTTGATACTCCAGACAGTTTATTTTGGAATTGGCAATACACAACAAACACAACAGATGAAACACAAGAATCATATGAAGCATCAGACAAACAGTTTCATTTGGATTTAGGAATACCTTACATGGAGATAAAAGAATGATAAAATTAAGAGATTTATTGTCCGAAGACACTAAATGGGCAAGAGAACGCCGTAAAAGATATTGGATGGTAAACGAAGGTGGAGAAGTTGGTTTTGAATTGGATGCTAAAGAATTTGCAAAATTAAATAACTTTGCAAAAGAAGTGGGAGCCGATATAAAACCTTTCATTGAAATGGAACTTGATGAAAAAGAAAAACCAGAATATCTAAAAATGACTACCGCAGAATTAGAAGAAGGCGGATATGTAATAAAAATTGATAAATCTGTTTTCGATAGTGTTGAAGAAATAGTTGATTTAGGTATGTCTGCTAAGAAGTGGTATGAAGACATGAACAAAAAAATTATGGAAGCCATGAATGAATCCGATGGTTGTTTGTTTTTAATTCTTCTCGGTATATTTGCATCATTCGCTAGACTAGCAGATAACTTTAAATTGGCATCACAAGTTTATACTGGTATTAAAAAAGATTTATCTAATCCAGAAACAGAACGTGAACTTCTTGCTATGATAGAATTACCAAGCACAGAAGTCTATCAAAGAATAAAACAAAGAAATGAATTTAAGAACTTGGCAACTGTAAAAGGATTCATCAAAGGTAACAAAAGTGTTCCAACAGTTTTACCTAATATATTGAGAACCCTTAAACTGTACAAAGAAAAGGGATATAAATTCAATTCAAAAGATGTTGCACAAGAAATTGGTAAACATATAAGACCTGATACAGGATCATTATTAGATACAAAAGTTATTTCTTCTGAAAAGATATTATCATTCTGTTTAAATCTAATTGATCCAAATTATCAAACTGAACATGGTTGGTTTCCAGTTACAATGGATATTTGGATGGCAACATTTTTCTATCCAGAATTAGGTACAAAGGAAAAAAGAAAGATACTTGCACAAAATAAGAGTTATGTATATCTTGCAAAACAAACCCAACAACTTGCACAACAGTTCAATATGGAACCACTTGAAATGCAGGCAATACTATGGGTTGGGACAATACGTAAAAGAAAGGGTGACAATTATCTATCAACATTTGACCAGGCGATAGAACACAACTTGAATAAATTTCAGATTAAAGTTGATGAAATGAAAGAATCTGGAAAAGTATTTGAGGAAATAGTAAATCTAATTGGAAGTAAGGCGTGGAGCTCATAAAAATAAACCCCTCGATTTCGAGGGGTTTTTTATTAGAAGATGTCTTGTTTTAAATCTGTTGTGATTATATTCAAAAATTCAACACCCCTTGTAGTCAATGAACAATCATTAAATCTTATTCTATTTTTAATACCCATTACAACATCATAATCATATTTACGTCTATCTTTAATTTTATGTAGTTTAAGTAATACCCAATCTATCTTTTCCAAAACATCTTCTTTTTGTTCTTGTGAATTATATGGAGTATATTCCGTGTAATTCAAATCAGATACATCGTCTATTTCTAAACTAGCAAAAAACTGTTCTAACATTTGTATTATCCCATAAATGCTTTTGTAACAGATGCACCATCTACTGTCTTACTACTTTCTACGGAGAATCTGAAATCTGAACCACTATTACAATTTATCATTATGAAATTGTAAGAAAAATCAGAGTCTTTTGGTTTACTACTAGCAGAACCTTTGTAATCAGATAAACTATACATTAGTATCATATAGTATGTAGATACTTCTCCGGATTTATTTTGAACAGGATATATCTTTAATCCTATAATCGGGATTGTTTTTGCTGAATTAAAATACTCTACCATTTTTGTTGTGTGAGTTGCCTCATAGTTAGAACGCGAACCATATTTAATAATAACCTTTCCATTATATTTTATCAAAGGAACTTCTAATGCACCACCAAAAATTGCTTCAGCATTTATTTCAGTTGCAAACTTTATTAAATTTTGAATCGCCTGTTTTGTACTTTTCTTATCAGTCTTTTTGAGATATTCCTCAATCATTTTATTTAACATATCAATTGCAATATAGTTTGCGTTTGACATCAATATAGTTTTTATTTCTTTACGAGTAAACGTAACTGGATTTCCAGCATCAACCAGAAGCATACATTTCTGTTTTTTATCGGTATTCTCAACTGCCTTTGCTCTTTTTACCGAATCAATTATTGATTTTATTCGTGTAAGTTCTTTCTTAAAATCAGACTTTTCTTTTGGTAATGACTTAAATTGCATTCTAAAAAAGTTCTTTGTTGAGTATTCTGATATGTTCTTTTCAAATTCTTCAAACGCTTTATTATATTTTTTAGTATCATTTTCAAATTTTGAATACCAACTAAGCAATTTTTCCCTAAAACAATGGCTTATTTGTATTGGTTCATCTTCATTTGCCTCTGTTATTGGTTTTCCAGACCTATTTAAATGCTCAGTTATTTCAACATCAAATTCACTCAAAACATCTTCAGCTTCTGTTTCTATTTCTTTTGCTTCAACTTGTGCGTCAGCTACACTTTTATTTGAAGGTGAGAATATATCTGTTAGTTCATCGGTAGTATTTTTTACCCATTCTGTAAAATCTGTGAAATAATCTTTGAGTTTCTTCATTCCAGCAGAACCGGCATCTTTTACTTTTGTAACAGTATTTTTGAACAAATCCAAAACACCTTCTTCAACTGTTGCATCTCCGCCGAATTTATCAATAAACAATGTTGTTACTTTACCAACACGACCTTCAAGTGCTTTCAAACTCACACAGGCCATTACGGTTTTTCCACCTTTCAATTTTATTAAAGAGTCTGCATCCGGCTTCATATCTTTTAATAAATCCCCTTGAAATGCAGATTCTACACTATCAGGTCCCCAAAACAGAACAACATCTGCGGTAAAAGTCTTACTCTTTGGATTGTATTTTGAAACCGATTTTAGTTTTGCATAAAATTTAGTTATATTTTTATGTATAAATCCACTTGCCGGCTGTCCATTGTACAAATCCTTCAATGTTGGTGCATTTGGATCAACTGTTCCAGCTATAACAACTTTTTTGAAAGTGTCAAATGCTTTAGAATCTTTCTTTATTTTTTTAAGAATAGTTAGTAACCATTCTTTTCCCGAATCATCCCAGTCATATTTTTTGTTTAGTATTGCAATAATTTCTTCAGCGGATAAATCATCCTTTTCTGATACCGCATATATTAGTGGTATAGTCTCAAATACTTTTGTTTTGTTGGTCAATGACTTCCAAGATTGTTCTATAAACTTTTCATTTGCATTCATTTTAGCAGGTTCCTCGTTTATAGATTTATTTTCCATCAATATCTTGTTTACGGATCTAATAATCTTATTTGATCTTTCAAATATGTTTTTATCGTTTATCATTTTCAAATCACTCCGAGTATCTTACCAAATTTTGTTGTATATTTAATACGGTCTTGTAAACCATTTGTTCCACCATTTATCCTTTTTGTTAATTCAAGTATAACAGTTTCAGTTAATCCTTTATCTGATATTGTATTCAATTTGTTCTTATGAAAGAACCATGCTGCAGATAACAATGGATATTTTTTAGCTACCAAATCTGGTTCACGAATAATATCTTCATTGACAAACTTATCAAATGCAGTGTAGTTACTTTTACCAGTCAATTGTATGTAACCTCTGCCTCTAAATTTCCAACCATCCGATGTTCCTTCTGCACCATTTCCCATTCTGTCTGCATAAACTCTTGATGCAATCCTTTCAGGATGTCTGGCGTATGCCTCGGCAAGTCCTGGCTGCTTGAAATACTTTGGAAATGTTGCCAATAGACCTTTTGTTGAATAATTTAAGTTTTCAGTAACGAACTTAAAATCACCGCTTTCATGTGCGCATTGACCCAGGAAGTGTGATAATCTTACTGGTGTATCAATCTTAAATGTTTCTATGACAGAAGGTATTTCCCTATAAACTCCTTCTGGTAGTTTACCATTTAATTTAGTAATGTCCATATCAATCTCCAGTCCAAGTAGTTACTTTTATGGGTATAGTTATAGTATTATCTTTTTGTGATGGTCTACCAGGATAATGATCCGTGTTGTAGTTATCCAATAAATCACATATCATTCTGGCAATTTTACTAGCATCCTTCATCAAGGATTCTATATTCATTCTGTTTGTGTCAAAAGACTTAAAACCGAATGTCATTATCATAATTGATTGCGATGAACTCATTGATTTCGTTTCACCACCGGATTGCTGAATACTTAATAAAGTTAATACTGGATGATTTATCTTATAGTGTGCATCCAATTTAGATGGTGCAGTTATTACTGGACTCATCATTGGATCCTCTTTTACCAACTTATTTTTAAAGTTGTCTTGAAGATTTCTACCTTCATTTACCAAATCTTTCATACCATTCTCTTAATGAATATAAAAATACCACATATAAATATCAACCAAAATTGAAATAAACAGAAATCGCCAGACATAATCTGGCGACTTCGTAACTTCATTAACACATGGTTATTGAGATTAGTTTCTTGATGGGTAAACACCATTGAGACAAATAGAGTATTCCATATAAGGTTTCCCTTGATAGATGTCTCCAAATTCAATATGCAATGGATTACCATGTTCATCCTTTGGTCTCAAATCTGGTAATCCAAAATTATGAATACCATCACCACCATACATTGTTCCAAGTAAAGAAAACAATGCTTCATTGTGTTGAATTTGTAAAAGTTGTCCATGACAAAATGTCCAATCTTTTGGTGCGAAATTATATGGAAACTGTATTATCATGCCTAAAAAAGGTTCATACATTTTATTATCTCCTTGAATTATTCTACTACAACCCAATTGGTTCCGTTGAACCAAAGAGTTCTTGATTGATTGGGGAAAATTGTATAATCAAGTGCAGTATCAATTCCCCAAACTACATTTCTAATTGTAACAGTATTTGCAGTTGATCCATTGAAAATGGTGACGAGTTGACCAACACTTGGACCTGAAGGGGAAACAATGTTGTAGTCCACCGCAACACGACTGACGATCCATCTTGAATTACCAGCGATAGTTGTTGGTGCGACTGTATGAACTGTGACACTACTAGTTCTATGTTGTGGGTTCACTTCCCATGATATACCACCAACACCACGAACGGCATATGAACCAACCGGTGCAGTTGAACTACCTTCGAGTGAAGAAAGTCTTACAGATTCCGTTGTGAAATGACGATGTTCGATTGAGTTATCAACTAATGTTTTTGCAGTATCTGCAAGAACTGAACGAGCAGAGTTCGTAGCAAAAGCAGAAGTGGATGCAAAGTTAGCATGGTCTGCATCAAAAGCAAATACTGATGTATCTGCAAATTTAGCATGGATTCCATTTAAGGAATAGAATGATGTATCTGATTTAGCAGAGTGAGCAGCGGTTGATGAATAAGTTGCCAAGTCTGAAAGAGTTGCTTTACCAGCGGCACGGGTAGTATCTGCAAATCTAGATGTATTTGAATGATTACTGACATTGGTTGAATCTGCATATTTTGATGTGAGTGAACTATTAGCAGTTACGGAATGTGCAGATGATTTAGAACTATCAGCAAACTTTGCCTTATTTGCAGTTTGAGCAGTCTTTGCCTCAGCAGCTTCAAGTGCATAAGTTGAAAGAAGTGCATAAGGAACTGTTCTGATTTGTAATCTTCCAAGTGATACACCGTTCACATAAGCATAAACAAAAAGTTTCTTACCGTAGTTATCAATCAAGATATTGTCTGCAACATTCTCAATAAGATAATTGATGATACCGTTGTTGATTTCAATATCAACATTCTCACGATACCAAAGAGCGGCAGTATTCAATCGTGATACTTCATCGAAAGAACTGTCTGCAATGTAAACTGAAAACTTAGAGTTAATATCTGTTCCGGCAGGTGCGTGTGCTTGATACTGAATGTTTGTTCCTGCAAATGCATTTACTGCAATCAAAGTAAAGATTGCCAAAATAACTTGTCTCATTTTTTCCTCATTTTTTAATTAAAAATAACTTTTGTTGAATATCCTTGTCTATCCCATGTTGTAATTCTGATATAGAATACACCACGATTTGGCAATGTAATTGTATTTGAAGCACCGTTCATTATTTCGGTTACTACTCTACCATATACATCTGTTACTTGTATTGACTCAATACCATCAATACCGAATGAAACTACACCGTCTCTCGTTGGATTTGGGTATGCCAATAATCCAACATTATTAGTTTCCTCTACGGATAACGCAACCCTTTTTGGAATACGAATACCCACATGAAACTTATTCTTGTAACCTGCAATCACTTGACCAAGTGTTGCATTACCATTACCACCACTAACAATAGATTTAAGTAGATGTGGTTTGGTATCACTCGCAGTTAATACGCCAACTGCGAGAAATAAGGCAATGATATAATTCATTGTCTAAACTCCTTTTGAAAATTATTAAGTTTACTAATATAACAAATTTATAGATAAGAACCAAATGTATTTTACCCTAATGGATTTGCATTTCTTATTTTTTCTTTAATCCATTCATATGGTTCTTGTGAGTGTGCATTAACTTTCCATTCAGTAACAGTTTGGTAATCCATTTCGTGAAGTCCGAATGGGCGAACATCTGATATTTTAGCAACATGACCCGTTTCAAACTCTATGTGCCATGCAACTTTTTCTACACCATCAAAATCATCACCTGATTCTGTTGAGAATGTTGGTTGTCCAAATGCTCTAACTAAATGTCTATACTCACAATTCATAACGCCAACTTGTGGTGCCAATCTAACCACAACATTTTTTCCCAGTCTGTGTTTGGGATAATTCATAACGACCTCACTAATTATTATTTGTAATCGGTTTCATAAAAACCATTTCCTTTCAAAATGGGTTTCGTAGAAGTAAAGGTTTCCATTTTTTTAAATTTTCCTTTCTTTCCACATCCACATTTTTCAGGAACGCTTGAAAATGTTTTCACATAATGTTCTTGTACAATCCCACACTTCTCACATTTAAAGTCATATATTGGCATATCATCCTCCATTTGATAACAATAAATTCATTGCGAGCTGAATAAAATAAATACCAAAAGCAATTGGCAAACCCAATACAAAGGTTCCCAGTATTGCAAATAAAGAATACACTAAATATATCACTGGAGTTAGTAGTCCAGTTGCAAAAAACTCAAAAAACTTATTAGACATATCAAAACCTTTAATTTATATTTTTGTTAATTCCATAATAATATAACCATAGTCTACATTATTTAAGTTTACTATTTTTTTTAGAAATGGTATTTTCAATCTTTCCGAATCTTTTTTGAAAAAAGTTTTCAAATGATCCAGAATTATGGGTGTTATTGATTCAATAAAAATATCGGAATTAAATTGACCAATGCTATCTGAAAATAATTGTTCTTCATCTATTATTGATATTATTGATTTCTTTAAATCTTCATCTAATTCCATTACATCCATTACAACACTTGTATCAAAATTCGGCCGTTTGTGTGTTTCCATAGTTAAATTCATTTAATGGTATATGTGTTAAATAAGAATATGCCATAGACTTTACTTCATCATACGATATTTTGTTTTCGTTGTAATTTTCAATATCTTCATTTGTTAATTGCAGATAAGTTCCATCATAAGAATAAATGGTATTTCCATCTAAGAAAATAAAAGGGATTATCATTTTTAAGTTTTACCTTCTATACACCAAATTCTTCAAAGTCATCTTCGTCTTCATCATCGAAGTCTTCAAATTCTTCGTCATCAAATCCATCAAAATCGTCATATCCTTCTTCATCGAAGTCTTCAAATTCTTCGTCATCGAAGTCTTCAAAGTCTTCTTCGTCTACATCATCAAACTGATCATCATCCATATCATCTGTGTTCATGTCTTCTCCTCCATTAAAGTATTTCATATAACCATGTACGGCGTCCATGTAATTTTCTGCGATAGAAAGTTTATATTGAACCCAATCTTCGAGTTGAACATTATCACCAATCATGTGATATAATTCTTTTGCCTTTTCCATTATAGCAAGCAATTGTGCCTTCGCCATTTCACTTTCATCTTCAAACTGATGATTTTCTTTTATTCTCTGGCGTTCTTTCATAAATTTATTTTCATTGATAGAAACTAATTTATTTGCAATTCTATATTTTTTAGGATTGTTTTTAACAATATCAGAAGTTTTTACTGCCTCATACAAATCTTTTGCAGTCATATTTAATTTCTTAATATCTTTAACTTCTTTTAAAACTTTAGCAGTTTCTTCAATGATAATCTTTTTAACAGGATTCATTACTATCTCCAATACCTCAATTGAGGACTTACAAATATAATAAAATTATTTGATATTACAAAGCAATTTATTCATCATCCAAAATATCTTCTATGCCACCGAAAAGATAATCCAATTCATCTTCTTCGTCTTCTGGTCTAATGAAATCTCTTTGACTAACTCTTGTATCTAAATCAACAAATGAATCCAGAAATGCATCTTTATCTGAAGATATGTATGTTTTCTTTTTCATAAGAGGTTCAACAACTGCAACAAACATTTCCTTTTCAGCATCAGTTGTTGGTTGCATTAGTTTATTCTTGAGTCTCATAGTATCTTTCGGTGAATACTGTGTAACTCTATGACCAAACACATCCTCTTTCATCATTTGCATAATATATTTTGCATCTTGTATTTCTTTATACATTTTTTTTCTCTTTTTTCTTCCGGCACAATGGGCTTTCTGACTAAATCCTTTTGGTCTTGAACAATTTATAGACCTTTTATATTTAGTAGACCACTTTTCTAATATGTTTTCTATTTTATTTTCCATACAAATAAATATCAAATTCTTTGTATTGCATCGTAAATTTGTGAAGATATTGGTTGTGGTAGATTATCTTTTGTAAACCAATTAAAATCTTCATGTTCCCAATCTATCTTTACAAAGAAACGGTTTTTAACTTTATACAGAAACAAAAAATACATTCTATCATCAACAAAGTATCTATCAATACAAACTAGTTTAGAATCAGGTGATATGGTATGAGTTGTTTCTTCAAAGAACTCTCTACGAGCACAATCTTCCATTGACTCCAATCTATTAACATCCACTTCTCCAGATGGAACAGACCAGTGTCCACCAAGATAATGAGCTTTAATTGTTCTTTTTGTTAAAAGAAATTCACCGGAAGCAGTCATGGTTAAAATACCAGATGCTCCCGGTTTTATTATTTTAGATAATTGTTCTGGTGTTATGTGATTTATATTAGCCATTTTTATTCAAAGATTGTGGGTATTTACCATTTTTCAAACGGTTATACACCATTATCAATTCGACCTCTGACATATCATCAAGATGTTCTTTGCCAACTGTATCTTTACACCATGACATAAACTTCTTATCGCCATCCCAAGATACACCAATTTTATCTGCAATCTTATGTATGTCTTTTGGTATCATTTATTATACGGAAACATATCATTTAATTTCTGTCTTCTTTTGTTGCATCCACAGTCTTCTTTACCAACCGCCTTAGCAACGCTCTCCGCAACTCTGTCCAAACCAACAGCGTGTGTGACCTTTGCAATAGTGTCACCAAGTCCTTTTGATTCTTGATTTTCGTTCAGTTGTGTTTGTTCACTCATAATAACCACCTTTAAATTAGTTTTACTTTAATGTAATTAAATAACGAAGTTTATTAAATTCTGCAACCATTTCATCGCGGATATTCAATAAATCTGTATCTGTTTGTGTATTTAGGATATTATCTAAATTCAATAGATATGAAATCGTTTCATCTATAAATGATACAATATCCTTTTCATTTCTGTTGTATAGTTTAAATGGCATTGCAGGAACTCTGCCATATTTACCCATAAGAACTTCAACAAAATTATCAATTAAACCGTCCATTGCGGAGTAAGTTCCCCCATATGCCTGATGGCGGGCGTAAGATTTGGTCTGCCAATGAAAAAATCTTAACTGTGTTTGAATAGCAACTAATGTGCTAGCTATTTCATGCATTACATTCTCCAAAAATTAAATATCATATTCCATGTATAAATATAGAGTTAATTTTGTTTTATTCATCCGATACTGCTCTACCTTTCATATTTTCCCAATTTCTATCTGTTCTTATTCTATCATTCACTTTTATTGCACTATCAATAAGTAATGGGTAGTAACCTAGAGTGGAAGCATAGTAAACAAGTGCCTTCATATCTTTTGGAAAACAATGCCCACCATAACCTCTATCGCCATCAGGACCAGGAACCATCCAGTGACTATTACCAATTCTTTTATCATGTTTTGCAATATCAATAACTTCATCGTAGTTTATTCCAGATTTCTTACAAATGTCATATACGTTATTGGCAAAAGATACTTTGGTTGCAAGAAAACAATTTGTAACATATTTTACCATTTCAGCTGTCTTTCTATCCGTTTTGATAATGGGGATGGATTTGAATGCAACTCTAAATAATGTCTCTACTGTTTCCAATACTTCCTCTGAACCACCACCTATTACAATTCTGTCTTGTTCTATGAAATCTTTAACTGCATTTGCTTCGGTCAAAAACTCTGGATTAAATACAACATCTAGGTTTTTATATTTACCGGCAAGAACATTGCAAGTTCCAGGTGGAACTGTTGATTTTAGTATAACAATTTTTTTACCATATTCATTTAATTGACTAAATACATTTTCAACAATCTTTATGTCACATTCACCTGTTAGTTTCATAGGTGTTGGTAGACAAACAAACAGTATATCAGATTTTGTGAATAAGTCTTCAAGAGTTTTTACTGTTCTTTTTTCTTCAATCAAATCAAATGTTTCAATTTTAAAGTGATTTTTTAATCCTTCTTTTACAGAATTTCCTACAAATCCTTGTCCTACAATTCCTATTGTTTTCATATAACTTCTCTCTAATTAGTTTTTCCAAAATGAATATATGCCTTTATCCAATTCGTATTCACTCCATACGAACTGGTCTCTCATTGGTTGTTGTTTTGCCCATTCCCACATTTGTCTCAAACCTTCATCGAGTAATGTATTATCTCGGTAATCCAATAATCTAATTGACTTGTCCCAAGTTGGATGAGCATACTTTACCTCATGTCTTGGTTCCAAATAAACAGTATCACCATAACCTATGACAGAACGCAAAACTTCATTAGCAAAATTGATACTCTGTTCATGTGTTCCGCCAAGATTTATTATTTCCTTTGAAGCTCTAGTATCAACGGCAGCTTTCCAAAGTGGTTCGAGACAGTCATCTATGTAACTAAAAGAACGAACTTGATTACCGTCACCGTAAATAGTCATTGGTTTATTATTGAGAACCTGATACATCCATATCCCCAATACATTTCTATATTTATCCCAAATGTTTTGTTTCATACCGTAAACATTGTGTGGCCTTATTATACACCAGTCTAATGCGTGTTGTTCACCTGCAATCTGTATGTCTTGTTCGCAGGCAAACTTTGCAACACCGTAAGGATCTATCGGTGCAGGTTGATGACTTTCATCAAATGGTGGATTGCCATGACCATAGACTGCCATCGTTGATGTGAATACCAATCTTTTTATATCATGTTTAATACAGTTGTTCACAATGTTGGCAGTTGCCAATAGGTTATTCTCATAGTTGAAACATCGAATGAACGGAGACAATCCTTCTGCTGCATAAGCGGCCATGTGATACACATAAGTTGGTTTATGTTTATCGAATATATCATCTATACCTTTCCTATCAACACAATCAACTTTGTAAAAGATTGCATTTTCATTAACATTTTCAATGTAACCACCTGATAGATTATCAACTATAACGACCTCATAGTTTGTTTGATTTTCAATAATCCAATCTGCAAGTCTTGAACCTATTAGTCCAGCACCTCCAGTAATTAAAACAGTTTGTTTATTCATATCGTATTCCTTTAATTATATTACCTTTCGGTGAATGTGAATTTTCTTTTGTTCTGAATGGATCAAATCCCCATTTATAGACGAATGTTTCTGCGGCATTCATTTCACTTTCTTTAAATCTATTTGACTCGGAACCATTTTTTGTTGCCATGCTTCCAAAGTGATAAAAGTTTAACTTCCTACTTCTTAAAAACATGCATCCAATCAATTCTAATTTCAGGAAAAAATCCCAATCACAAATGAAAGGCGAATCATATAGTGTGTCAAACCCACCAACAGCCATATAGTATTTCTTCTGCATAATGAATGGAAATATCTCACCATCATTTGTTAATGAATCTTCTCTATGATTTTGTTCTTCTTCTGTGTATCTGTTAAAATCAAAATTATCTACACCACCAAAGTTAAGCGTAACAAAATTAAATATGCTTGGCGTTCTTTCAATTTGATTTGGTGTTATGATTAACTTATCTTCAAAATCTTTTTCAAGAATAGTGTCCCAATCTTTCGGAAAAACATTATCATCATTTACTATCAATATCCATTCGTTATTCGCATTATATGCACCAACATTGAGTGCATGTTGCATACCAGAGTTCTGTTCTAATTGTATAAAAGAAACTCTGTTATTGTATTCATCAATGATGTGTTGTGATTCTTCAACGAACCCATCAATTACAACTATTATTTCATTATCGTAAGTTTGGTTTTTCAACGCAGACTTCAAACAAATATCCAAACATTTAGGATTTCTGTACGAAGGTATTATTACTGAAATCATATTTTACTCCAATCTGTTAATGGTGATAACCAAGCAGTCTCGCCGTGAGTTGAATAACCTGGAACCGAAGTTACTAATATACGATTTTTTTCTCTTAATTCCAAGAACATTTTATAGTCATCAGGATAATGTCCTCTGTTTGTCCATTTTCTTAAAATGGTTTCATCCTCTTTTAATATCTTAACAGTTGATGCGAATGTCATTGTTGTGCTGTTCGTAATCTTCCAATGACATGATTTTGATAAAAATAGTTTTGTATATTCACCACCGTCATCATCTATCTGTGGATTACCACCTCGACTTGCCGGTATGTATTTGTCCGGATGATCATAGAGACTAATATATTCTGCACCAAGTTCTATTCCTTCCTTAATTATATCAATTGAATTTGGTTTATGTAGATAATCATTTTCCAAAAAATATACAATCAAATTGTCATCTTGCTTTAGTGCCAAATCTAATGCTAAATTAAATGTCCCCGCACCATTACCAACCGAAACTATTTGTACATCATCAACATATTTCAATATCATTTCTTTTGTAGTATCTGATATATTATCGGCAATAACATGGAAATTATCTTTACCAAATACTCCAACGGCATTTCTTAAACAGTTTTCATTTGTTATGTAACCTGGTTTTATTTTATTGTAACCCGCATCGGATATTCTATAAATTATTTTCATAAGTCATTACCATATTTTTTAACAAAACTTAAAACATATTCTGCCAAACTTCTTGTTGTTAATTTTGTTTTTGTATATGATATAAGTTTTTCCATATACTCTGAATACAATCTATAAAAATTATCATCAATTTCCAAATTATTTATTAAATTTAGATCCCTATTTGTTATCATAGTATTTCTTTCATCGTATTCAAATTCACCACCCATATTGAATATATCATACAAACCAGATTTTTTATAGTATTCTATTAAAATATCCTTTGGATATGTACTACATATAGTTGGTGGGCATTTTTCTATATCCAAAAACAAAGGCATACATGCACTTGATATTATCTCATAGTGTCTTAGACAATCCCATCCAGATTTCTTCCAAGTAAACCCAAACAAAGAAACCGCATAGTCTTCAAAGTAATCATCTTCATTTGTAAATATAAATGTTTCCGATACTCCTGGAATAACATGAGCTACTAATTTTTCCTTTTGAACAATACCACCGACTATCTTGTTTTGTGGTTGAGCAAATGATATTGGTTTTATGAAAGGATATTTGTAATAATCATCGAGTATAAATTCTCGTTTAAAATATATTGTATTTAATATGTAATCGGTTGATAACGATGTTTCATCTTGGCCATCCAAAACTATTATATTATCCTCATTGTAATACTGAAATACAATTTCCTTCAAATCCGAATTTCTTTGTATATTACCATATATTATAGTATCAAAATACCTATTTCTTATTTTATTTTCTATGTCATTTCTATCAACATTGTTTGGCGGTAAAGATGCATAATATGTAAATCCTCTGCCGTGAAATCTATTAACTAACGTATTCTTGCCAATATCATTGTACATATACCACAATGGGTTGTAATCAACAACCTCAACATTATCCATACACAGTAGTCCATGAAACACCGCATCGGATAAGAAATCATTTTGTTTATTATTTGCTATAAAAAGTATCTTCATAATTAACTCAAATTATTTTGTAAATAGAATATCTTGTTGCATTAAGACACCATTCATTATATGATCATATATTGATTTATTTTTTGTAAAACCAATTTGATTCATGTAATAAATAACATCATCAATTTTAGGTGAATTTTTATTATATTCAATTATTGCACATTCCATCAAAACATATTTTGAAAATTTTAACAATTCACTTCCACCTTTAAGAATATCTATTTCTGATCCTTGTGTGTCTAATTTTATCAAATCAAATTTAGTATTCGGAAATAAACCATCAAGTGTTTTAGACTTAACTAAAACTTCTATTACATTTTCATCATTAAAATGTTCTGTTAATTCTCTGTAATAAGAATTTCCAGTTGATGTCAAATCATTTTTATTCATATAGTAATAAACATCTTTTTCAAAATCTGATAATAATGTTATATCATATGATGCAAATTCTATTGATTTCAATGTTTCTTCGCAATTACCGTTTGCTTCTATCATGTGATAACGTGCATCCGGAAAAATATCATGCATAGATAATGTAAAATGACCAAAGTGTGCACCAATATCAAGTACACTTGTTATGCTCAAGTTGGATAGATTTTGTAGATATTGAAAATTTATTAACATTATTATCCTAAAAAAACATTCTTAAATATATTCATTACATTTTCAGCAGAGTATTCTCTATAAGCATTCCAATCACTTTTAGAAGAAATTATTTCTTTTGCATTTAGTATCTTTTGTACCAAATCATCATAGTCAGAATACAATACACACTTATCACCCAACATTTCAAGATGTGCACCATCGCATAATGGATCAGTACAATAAGTTGTTGTAAACACTGGTTTATTTTTAACAGAAAATTCAGCAACAGTTAAACCAAAACTCTCACCACCGTTTCTGGCATGAAGACACGCATCACAAGTATTAACAAATCCAACCTTTCTTTCCATATCAGTAGTTGATTGTAAAAATATAACGTTATCAATACCCTCACAGAATTGTTCCGAGTTCATAAATAAGAAGTAAATATCTTTATACTTTGTTGCAATATCAATTACCGCCTTCTTTGCAAATTCTATATTGAAAGAAGTAGGTCCACCATAATACCCAAATACAAATGCATCTTTTGGTATTCCTAAAAACTCTCTATAATCCATTTGGTGATCATATTTCAAAAAATCTACAATATACGGAACATATGGATTTACGCCATTTGACATTTTATTTGACAACCATTTGGATATGTATGAATATACATCACCATGTGGTTGATGAAATTGAAATATAGAATGAACAACGTTCTTCATATTTGGAATCAATTTACCATCATATTGGCCAGACTTTTGAAAATAAGCAACATCAATTCTTTTTGAATGTAAAATTGGTATCACTTCTTCAAATCTATCGTATAATATAACTTCAAATTCTCTATTAAATTTTTCGTAAGCAGACATATCCGCATTTCTATCTGAAACTATTATAGATTTATTTCCAAGAATTTCTCTATTGTAAAATGCATAATCATATAAAGAAATTTCTGTTCCCCTCACACCCAATTGATTACTGTGAAAAGCTATCTTCATATTAAACCAATCTCCACATCATCTGAAAAAAAGATTATTCCTGTTCCGGTTACATGACCATAATTCGTAACATCTATTTTATTATGAGTTACACTATTCCAAAAGTTTTCCATTTCTGTATTCAAATGAATATCATCCCAAACAGTAATTCCTTTGTAATCATTTTCAATTAACCAATTGTAACACATGATTTCAAAATTGCCATCGTGTGGAGCATCTATGAATATCATTTTTGAATTTAAGATTTTTTCTCTGTAATCAACATCATTATTAAATTCACGCAATCTAAATGTAAGATTTTTTATATGAGATAAATCATTTGTTTTAAGATTTTCAATATCATACGTAAAAACTTCATAATCGGATGATGTTGCAAGTGCTACTGCAGATGTTCCACAATGAGTTCCTATTTCTGTTATGTCACCTTCAATGTTTTTTGCAAGATATTTTAACAATCTATAATGTTCTTCTCCACTTGGTCTGTCATAGTATTCACCGTAACAATTTATTACTTTTAGATCATCATTCATGTTTATATCGTTTAATGTTTCATTGTCCAAATAAATTGTTGTTTTCATAAGTCCTCTTTATTTTTTAAAAATTTTTCATATTCATTTTCACTCGGCCAAATGTCTGTATGACCATACATTTTAATAAACCACTCACTATATTTTGGTACATTATTTCCGTTAAATGATGTTTTGTATGTGTAGTTACCCCACTTTGCATTTACATAATTTGCATTAGCAGGTGATGTTGCTGGTGGTTTAACATCATCATTATTAGCAATACTGCAATTAAATTGATTGGATATTCCTAATGACTTTACCGTTACACCATTTAATTCACATCTATACTGATAATCGTTATCCTCACATCCAACATAAACAATGTTTTCATCAAATCTACCAATTCTTTCAAAAGTATCTTTATGAATAGCAAATGTTGAAAAGGTAAAACCGTTATTGAATGTACCACATAATGTATTGGGATTACACTCTTCTAATAGAGCATCGAATATAGATTCAGAAACTCGCGCGTCTTCTTGTCCTACTATTATTTTTTCAAAACCATAATGTTTAAAACCAATATCACATATCAGATTCCACCCACCAGCACAACCTATGTTTTGTTTTGTTTTATGTATAATATATGGATTTATTTTTTCGGATGAAGATTGTCTTCCATTATCTATTATACGCAAATTTGTATTTGTAAATTGATTAAAGTCATACCATTGTTCAAAATAATTTATAGCGTTATATCCCAACACAAAGTAATTATAGATTAAATCCATTATTCTAATTCCTTTACTATTTGTTCATAAACTTCTTCATCCGTTAAGAAAGGATCAAGTGTAACATGACCTGCATCTGGAAAGTAATACTTTGGTCCCAATTTTGGTTCTTCTATTTTTTTAATAACACCATTTGGTCCATACAGTTGATGCACATAATCTCCGGTTATTATAGTTTTTGTTCCAACTCCGGCTGCGAGATTACAAAGTCCACCCTCTGTTCCAATAAATGCATCACAGTATTTAATTAAAGAACATTGAAACAAAATAGATTCAAAAGATTCATCTGGAACAAATTGTGTTTGATATTGGCTAACATCTGGATCAACACCAACAAATAGTATGTTAAATTTTTCTTTGAGTTTATCAACTATCCATTCAACATTTCTATGTTTTCCACCATATCCGAGATTTGGCACATCAATACCTCTATCGTATTCTTCTTTGGTAAAAAGATATGTCTTTGGTTTCCAATTACGCATAACCGCGATAGTTTTTTTATTTTTGTCAAATGGGTTTGATTCTTTATATTCCGTTTTCATAAACAAATCAAATTGGAAATCCGTATAAACTCGATATGATGAAACAGGATTTCTAACACCCGCATGTTTCTGGAACTCAATAGTTGGTGGTTCTAAAAAAGATAATGGTTCTAATTTAACAATTCTATCATATTTTGTTACATCTATTTTACTATGTGTTGGTGACGGTAATGGTATTTCTGAAACATACACATCATTCACATACGGGTTGTTCTTAACAAGTCTTGCAACTTGTGGAAAACCTATTAGATAATCAACAAAACTAAATTGATTTTCATGCCTTAATCTTTTTGCAATAGAACTTGCAAAAATTATATCTCCAAAAAATCCATGTGTAACAATCAAACATTTAGTACCGCTCATATGATTTTTCCTCTACAATTTCAGAATTTGTTTTATTATTTATTTGTTTTTTTATATCAGACCTTAAATCATTTGTAATATACACATTTCTTGCGTAAAAAACAAATTCTTCATCAAATTCTTTTTTTCTTTCTTTATCACGAATTGAATCCTCTATCTGCCACAGTTTATAGTTTATTTGAAATAAACTATCGAACATATCTTTTATATCATATTTTAAAAACAAAGAATTAGATACAGATGTTAATATATCAAACTCCTTTTTTATATTAACAAGTTTGTTTTCATCTTTTATATTTTCTAATTTTATTTTTAATATAGAAAGTTTATCAAGAAGTTCTCCGTTTGATACATCAACCATCATAGTCTTATCTCATAATTTATTTCACTACCGTTAATCATTTTCAAATTATGACTTTTTAAAAATTCAACAACTTGTGGATATATCCCATGTCCATTTGATGAACCATATATGCCAATAAATGGTATAATATCAGTTTCACCATCGTCATCCAAATCCAAACAATAAAATTTTTCGATATTAGATGAATTTATATGTTCAAATTGCCATGGTGTTATGTTCATATCACTATTTAATAACTCTATGAAAGAACTTTTTTTCCAAATAGCAGTCATTAAACTGGATCTCCATTGCATATTATTTTCTATTTCTCTGATAGATATATCATCATCTATTAAAATAATATCTCCGTTTCCAGGAGGAGACGTAATAAATCTAACATAATTTATTTCATTTGAAATAACATAATCTATCAACTTATTTAATTTATTTTGATTGACATAATCGTTTAAAACATAATCTTCTTGCATGTATATGAAGTATTCTGAGTCAAGGTTGTTCAAAAACATTCTAAGCATATAAGACCAATCCGAAGGTCCGCTTGTCTGTATACCCATCTTTATATTTTCTAAATTTAATTTACTTTCAAAAACAGGCAGTTCGGAATTTTCAGATAAATAATATATTTTGTGAGGACAATCATTCCAGTATTTATTAAACAACTGTAACTGAATATCCCAAAGGTATCTGTACTTATCACAACTACTAACTATAATTGGTATATTTTGCATTGTATTATCTCCTAACATATAAACCATCACCCCAACCATTTCCGGTATCAAAGTATTTTATTAAATCAAAACCAATAGATTTCATATGTTTTGTGAACTCAGGTTCCAACATACAACCATCATACATTCTATCGAAATTTAATTCGGTGTATATGTAATCTATGTTGTTTATGTTTTTCATAAAACCTTTTATTACTAATAACTCGGCACCCTGCACGTCAATCATTAGAGTATTATATTTTTTAATATCTATGTTTTCCCTTTCTATTAAAGTGTCAAGTTTTATACTCTTTAATTTTATAGTATCAATTACAGTAGACATATTCGGATAATAGTGTGAATGTTTATCGAACTTCAACATTGATGATGACTGCAGATGATTCGATATGTAAAACTCATACTCAAGATTGTCTGTATCAGAAATCAATTCATTAAATATAAGACACGAATTATCAACGTTTTCTTTTAACTGTGGAATTATATTTGGATTCGCTTCAACAAATATAAAATCTGAAATACCAAGTTCTTTTAGTTTTGAAAATTCTTTTGATACAAAACTTCCAACTTGTATTAAACCTTTAAACTGTAAATTTAAATCGGATTTCAAATCTCTCAAATCAAGTTCTTTTAACATTATTACAATTCCAATGTATCAATAATTTTATTAGTTATATTAGGACCAGATGCATTTTTAATATACCAGTCTCTCGCATTATTTGAAATAAATTTCAAGTAGTCATCATCGTTTATTACCTGATTGTATCTTTCTATTATTTTGTCTGCAAGTAATTCTGGATTTTTATACCTATATGTTTGGTCAAATTCACAATCAACTGATATGTAATGAAAATCTGGAATAAGTTCATCGGATGATTGAACTGCATATTTTGGTCTTATAGTTGGTATTCCCATCCCATACATTTCTATATCTCTAAAACAAAAATCACCACATACATAACCACCACCAACTCCAAAACATAATGCAAGTTTAAATTGTATTGCCTCTTGGATGTAATCATCAAACAATAATGGACTATCACCAAAATAAAAACTATCCAATTTACTGTTTAAAATTTGTATAGACAATCTCCTATTAAATTCTACCATATTAGGATTACGATATATGCTACCACGCCAATATAATCTTTTGTCTAATTCTATTGAATTTCTATATTCTTTTATTGTTTCATAATTTTCTATTCCAAAATTCCAACAACTTTCTGGATAAACACTTGGTTTTATTTTATCTAGTAATTCTTTATTTTCTATTATGTGATCCCACAGTTGTTGATTATACTGTCCTATTGCAGCTCCAATAAAATTTTTAGATTTGGATAATTGCACAGTTAGTGTTGGTGCATCACCGAAATCAAAAGTCTTAAATTTTTTTGTATCATCAAATTCAAATATAACAATAGAACCCTGATTTATTAAGACATCACAATCATTCTTATATCTAAATGAATCCTCACCATTCATATCATAGTGATTGACTTCATACTTTTTGCTTAGTATTTTTTTTATTTCATTTGTATTGTGAGCATCAAATCTATGATTTGCAATACCTCTATGAAATGTATACAGGTTTAATTTTTTCATATTATTCTATGACCTCATAATTTTTGCTTTTTATCCATCTTACATTCTGAATACCAACATCATATTCTTCAATATCGGCTATAAGATTTGTAAAACCAATATGTCTTTCTTTGAAAGCATTTTCTATGTAGTATTTTTTTCCATCAAAGAAATCTTTTCTACCGTCATCATCTTTTTTATTCATATCGCCATTGTCTTCGTGATATAAACAATAGAATGTTCCGAGTTCATTTCTTTTTACGGGTATATTCGCCCAAACAAATCTTTCACGCAAATCTTCATCTTCATTACCCCAACCACGATACTTTGGATTGAACCCATTGATAGTTTCAAAGTGTTCTCTTTTCATGCAAATAACTCCACCATAAAATCTACTATCAATTTCGTTAGACCATTTACGATAGCCCGCAGGTATGTCTGTATATTCCCTTGGAGACTTATTATCTTTATCGAGGAATATACCAACCCTTGCAGGAAGAACCGGAATATCATCTACTTCATATGAAACATCGTCTGCAGGAACATAATCTACTTGATGAAATATAACAATATCGCCATTTGATTTTCCATATCCTACATTCTGAACACATGATATTTGAAAGTTATCATCATTATCTTGTTCCGAAATTATTATCTCATAATCTTTTCCGGAGAATACTTCTTGCAATCTTGGTATCAGTATACTTAAATGTGTTTCTCTGTCTCTGTATGGTATTATTATTGAGTATCTCATAATCTATCGTATTGGTGAACTATTGTATAATCGTCTATTTTATTCAAATCAAAATCAACAAAACCGTTCGCAATTACATGAAGATGTATACCAAACTTATCATTCAAATCTGTAAACATTGTGTCATCTTTATATGATGTTTGTATTAGGTAATTGAATGATGTTTGATCCGCAACTAATGGTTTGCCAACGGACATTAGATAAATGTCTTTTGATATATTTTTAACATAATGAGCCGCACCACCGAATACACCAACATTGTAAACTTCTTTATCAAGTAATGTTTCTATTCCAATACCACCCAAGTTTGTAAATAAATGACGTTTATTCCAATCTTCGTTTTTATATTTTATCATTTCACTTGATGCTATTAACATATTATGTGGGATATGATCAAATGGATTTCTATTGAAATACACATCGCGGACATCTGTAATCAAAACCTTATCATATTCATTATCATTCAAATACTGCCATATATGAAAAAATCTTATATTATGTACAATATCATATGAACTTTCTAATGTCATTTTTCCAGTATCAACTTCAAATTTATCTATTTCATGTCCATAAAAATTGTGAGTGACTGGAATTACATTTATATTTTGACTCAATAGGTATTCTATCAATTCATTGTTATTTGAATTATACAGAAGCAGAGTTCTGTCAATATCAAATCCGTTAGTAGTTTCAACCCATTTTCTAACATCGGAAACATTATAGTTTCCACTTATTGCACCTATCAAAAGATTTTTCATTTTATGCCCTATATTTCACTATAAAATTCGTTTTGTTTTTCTTGACGGTCAATTGATTTAACATGGTATAAACAAAATTCATCTTCTGCAGGAAGTGAGCTATGTGATGTATAACCTGATAATCTTTCATGGACTTTGTTTTTCCAAACTATGTTTTCATTATTGCGGTATATTCTAGTTTGATAATCTGGCCAATTTATTCTACCAAGTTCATCATACATCCAATGCCACTTGACTATATGTTCTTCCGTTATACCATCAACAACATTCCATCTTGGTACTAACATCATTTCTACATCGGGATTATCTTTCAATATCTGATGTATGTTTTGCATTAGAAATTGAGAAGGAATTTCATCTGCATCTATATTGAATATCCAATCTTTTTTACAATGTTTTTTCAAATTATTTTTAAATGTTGAAAAATCTTTATTCAGAGGAAATTCCGTAACTGTTAAATTTTTTATCAAATGACGATTATTTTCAATAACATTTCTAACTTCATCAGTAACATTATGTTCATCCATCTGAATTACTATTTCGTCATCTTCTGTTATTTTATCTTTAAGATAATATAAAAGTTTTAATAATTCCGAATGTTCATTACAAACAGTTATGGTATATGAAATCATATATTCTCTCCATTCAAATCTATCTTTTTCAAAGTTGGTAATTTTTTCAATTGTGGTAAATTTAATTCTAATTTTTTTGAAAACTTAGGCAAATTGTTCTCAAGTATTTTATCAAACTTGTTTTGCATAGCATCGAAAGACCACAATTTTTCTATTTCTCTAACAGAACGTTTTGAGTTTATATGATACTTTTGATAATTTGTAAAAACTTTATCTAATTCTTTTGCGGCATTTTGATAGTCTACTGTAAACCATGATGATCCTTCGTTTATTATTCCATTCCAAATTGCACTACTATGAACAGGTTTCACTTCACCTTTCAATAATGTGTGGAAATTTTTACTAACAAAATCGGTGTGTCCACTCCAATCAGAAACAAGAACGGGTTTACCCGATGTAATAAATTCCGCAATAGGTCTTCCATAACCTTCACCTTTTGTAAAGGAAACTAATGCCTTTACTTTTTCGTGATGATATAGTGTATTCATTTCTGCATCCGTCAAGTCACCATGTAAAAGATATATGTTTGGTAAATCCGTTTTATTGGTCATGTGTTTTATTAAATTTATTTTTTCAATAACACGACTTCTATCAGAAACAGAAAATGTACCGGCAGATGCCTTAAGCAATAGTGCTGGTTTATTTGGTCTATTTGAGAAAGTTTCTAAAAATGTATAAATCATTCCAGATAAATCTTTTCTATCCTGTCCGAAGTCTCCTTTTAACCAATGACCAACAAATAAGTAAACAAAATTTTCATCAATCTCATTTACAGTATCAACGATATTTTGTTCCATTGGAAGCGACTTGCCGTAAATATCCAATCTAACTCCTTCGTGTAAAACTTCAATTGGAACATTTATAGAAAGACTACCGATTGGTTGATTGGCAACCTTATCTCGTTTTTCATATTGTGTATTCAAAAATACATTTTTTGCATGTTTGGATGGAACAATAACAAGGTTCATTCGGTTACAACCCTCAATCCATTCTGGAGAACAAATGTCTGTTTCAACACCTGCAGTTATTCCGATATTATATTTTCCAACTGGTTGAAATTCATTTGGTATAGTACACTGCATCCATATTTCCGGCTGTGATGTCAATGGTTTATCTGATATTAAATTCAATATCATCTTGTGTTCATCATTATTTTCATCCAATGCATTCATGGGAGTTTCTCCCCAATTTATAGGAATAACTGATATATCAAATTTATCCATCTTTATCAAAGATAGAAGTAAGTCACGTGAATGTGCACCATAACCACTAACTGTTGTAACTGGTGCACAAAATACTAATTTTGGTCTATGTTCCATTTCATCCTCATGTTAAGTATAATTCAAAACGATTTCTTGGTTTAAAGTTTTCGATAGTAGAATTTATATCTTTGATAATTCTATTACCCATATTATCTCTGGACATTCCAACATTAACATCCAATAAGAATTGTCTCCCTTTCAATCCAGCAGATACTCTTTCTTCTTTTGGTGTTTTGTACCATTCATATATCGCTGCACCAATGTCTCTAAAATCCGCACGGTCATCGAAAATATATGGAGTTGGAACTGAACCTTGTAATGATATGTTTGATGGCCAAACTGGTTTAACCCACTCACCATGTTTCAAATCACCCCAAACATCTTTTCTATGTAGTGTATGTACTTCAATATAATCTTCTGGTGTGAAATATGTGTTTGTTTTTGGATTGATAAATCCACATTGGTCTTGTAAACCACCGGTAACATTTACAACTATTGGTGTTCCGGCAGCAATTGCTTCGGCGGTTCCCAAACCAAATCCTTCATTGGATGCCATATTAACAACAACATCTGCATTATTATACAGAACATTTAATCTATTTCCTGGAACTATCTTATCATCAAATAATACTTGATAATCATTACACAATTCACCAACTAAAGCAACCAAGTCAGTTCCGTTTGGATCAATAGGTTGTGTGTGCATAAATAAAACACAATCATCTTTGGCGTTACCGCCATTTTTATCCACCAATTGACAGAAATGTTTGTAAGCAAGAACAACATCACCCGGATGTTTACGATGAATGTTTCTGTTGTTCCACATCACAACAAATTTGTTTGGATTATCACCACGAACTCTTTTACTTTCTTCTTGTAGTTCTTCCCATTGATTATGTTTTTCTGTTTCAGTTTCATTTATTGGATGAAAGATGCCAGTATCAATACCATGGGGAACATATGTTATTCTGTGGTCTGGAGTTGGTTCATCTATTCTTTCCAATATGCGTTTATTTATACCATAGGTTTGTTTTGAAATTGCCATTAACAAATCACAACTTGCGTATGCATCTTTATTCCACATTGGATCGGTTGGTGTATCACCGATAAATCCGGCACCATCCCAAATGTTAAGATACATTAGAGGAATTTTTTGACGTATTTCATGTTCCATGTTATACAACCATCCCCAAAATCTTGGATCTGTAAAATGTAAAATAGCATCCGGCTTTTCCATTTCAATCATTCTTCTTAATAGAAGTGAGTCACCGTAACCATCATTACAATATATTTTAACAGATGCATCATCTACACCGGTTATATTTTTTGTGTCTTCGGATAAATCCAACACTTTTCCTTTATCTGGATGATTTATAGCGGCACCAACCTGAACCCAATCAAATTCTTTGGCGGTTGAAATAACTATATCTCTTGATACAGTTGCAATACCGGATGTTAGTCTCAAATCATCTGACAACAATAATATCTTTTTCTTTGCCATGTGAAACCTTTATATGTTAAAAAACTTTTGTGTTGTATTTGTTGATACGGTTTGCATATTCAATAACATCTTACGATATGGTTTGAATTTGTAACCCATTTGTTCTAATGACGAATTAAACCAATCTTCCGAATAATCATCTTTATTTCTTTTACCGTTTGAAACTATTTCATTCATGTCACGAACAAAGTTATCAAGTTTATTCATGTCTCTGGTTAATCGTATCAATCGCAATCTTCTTCTGTTATATTCTTCTTCGTCTTGTTCTAATCTTTTCATTTCTAATATAAGACTTTTTAACGAATTTTCCAAATCATTTATATCATAAGACAAAACTAATTCAGAAAATTCTGTTCCTTTGAATAGGTCAATATATGTTTTATCATATATTGGAATAGTCATCAAGTTCTTTTCTATTTGAGCGTATTCAAATCTCGGTGTGATAAACATTCCGAAGAACGGCACTTTTGTATTTGTTGTTGATATACTAAATCTACATCCAGATAAAAAGTCCATCATACTTTCCATTGTGTATGTTCCAGCAAGTATCATTGGTTTATTGTTATCGAACACTTTGAATACAGTTGGATCCAAATCAAAGTCTGGTAGAAATGTATCACTAAAAGTTTTACGAGAAACGTTTGCGTGTTCTGCAAGTATCTTCACATGATTGAAATAATTTTCAGGTGAGTAAGTGTTTCCAATATGAACCAATTTCTTACCAGATAAATCTTTCAATCCCAACTTATTCATTGTTTCTACTATTGGTTTGAAGTTCCCATGACCTTTGAATTTCGCGTAGTAAGCACATTCTGAAATGTATGGTAATTCTTTTTCATCTACCCATGATTTTTCAATCCATTTATCATAGATACTCATGTCAATATAACCACCGACTTGAAAAGTATATCCAGAAGTTCCTCTCATTCCGATATACTCTTTGAGAGCATCCACAAAGAATGGTGTGTATGTTAAATAGTAATCACTATACTTTATGAAAGCGGGAACACAAATTGTATTGAAGTGCATGCCCTCATACGGATATATTTCATGGTCAAAGAATGCAGTTATAGTATTCAACTGACAATACATCTTTGCCAAATCGATCAATCTTTTTTTATGTTCTGGTTTTCTTTTTTCTATACCATCAACATCATAGATGAATTTGTTGAGGTTCAAAACAACAATATCATAACCTTCCAATTTATTTTTGAGTTCACCTATTTCCATTTCTGAAATATCTGTACAGTTCTGATATTCAGATTTGAAGTTATTTGTTTCACTTGGATTAAAATAAAATGTATCAACACTACCGAGTGATGATATATTTTTGGTGAATGTATGTATGCCCCTATAAACAGAAAGGTCAATGATTGCTAATTGAGCTATTTTCACGAAACACCTAAACTTCCAGTTAAATGATTTAATATAAGTTTTTCTATCAATCCGCTCAATTTATATCCGTTTTCTTGACAATAGTTTGCCAATTCTTCTTTTATAGAATTGCGAATTTGTATGCTCGAGTATTTTGATTTTGCATCCACAACATTCTCTATGAATTAAACATACATATAAATATGTATCAATTTTAGAAAACAATAGAAAATAGTAGATTTATTTTAGAATGGCATTATATTTCTTTTTTCTTTCGGGCAAAGTTCTTCATTAGAATTGAAATCACAATACTTGCAGTTAGAATAATTGTTACCACCTTCGGCAGATTGTATTACATCAAATTTATATTCACCCTCTTCGGTAAAGTTTGTGGTAATAAATTCTGCAATTTCTTTCTTGATATTGTTTTGAGAAACTTTGCCATTTGATGGTTCAAATCGTTGAACTCTCTGTTTCATTGCCTCATATTCGGCATCTTCCATAATCTTTCTACGAAGAATTAAATACTCAACATTTATTTCCTCAGGACTAATACCATATTGTTTTGCATAATATGTTTTGTAAAGAACAAGTTGTGATGTCTTTACTTTATCGGCTTTGGTATATTTGTTCCAACCGTTTGTGCTAGTCTTGAAATCGTATATGTATATTTCACCCGTCTTTGTATTCCTAATAACTAAATCCAAAAACCCAACAAGTTTAACAGTTGGATGTGTTTCAAGTGGAACTATGTTTATAGGTAATTCGATACCAACCAATTCATAATCTTTCTTTTGAAAATAATCAGCTCTATGTGCCTTAAACCAATTAAGAATTTGAACACCATCTGAATAGTATTCTTTTAATTCTTTATCGGTAGAGAAGTGAACATCTTTATTTTCGGTAAGTAACTTTTTATATTCGTTCCGAATACCTGCCTGTAACATTTCATTGAGGTCAAGTTTATTTGCCTCAACGATTGATTTCTCATAGATGGTCTTAACATATTCTTGCAATACTTCGTGCATCGCTGTTCCAAAAAGAGCAGCGGTTGATGGTTGATATGTTGCAAGTTTATCAATGTATGTTAGTTTCCATCTATGAGGACAATCTTTCCACATTTGATATTGTGAAAAAGATACTTTTCTGTTAGGCATTATTTACCCCACTTGCCAGACTGAACAAGTTGTGCAATGATACCATATACAGAAATATCTTTGAATGTATCATCAAGACTTTCACCGACTGCATCCTTTGAACCAAACATAATCATTTGTTTGTAACGGTTTACCTTATCATTTATACGAAAGAAAAGACCTTGTAAAGAAAGTTTACGGTCTTCTTCTCGTTCAAGCGTACTACCCATTGATATATTATCTGGACCATAGTTACTTTGTTTTGCACAGAATAATTCGTATTGAGCTTGTTGTATTTTTTTAAACTCGGCTGTCATTACAGGAAACTTCTTTTCCATTTCGGTAACAACATCATTTTGTTTCCTACCTAAATCAATTTCTTTTATTGACATTTTATTATTCCTCATTTTACATTCTTTAATTGTTTTTCAAATTTGTTAATGTCTGCTTCAGGTGTTCCATACTTTTTCAATATGTTTATCAATTCATCTTGATTATTCTCTTTCAGAAAACGAATATACTCATAGACTTCATTTCTTCCTAACTCAAAGTGATTACAAAATGTAGATAGAATTTCCGGTTCTATTTCCATTTTGTGTTTTGATTTTATGTATTTCAGAAAGATTGATTTCTTTGGTAGAATATCTAGCAAAAGTTTATAGTAATCCTTTGAAGACAGTATTCCATTTGAATATGTTTGAAACTCATTTATGACTTCAACAAATTCAGGTTCCATTGAAAAGAAACGAGCAATCATATAATTGCTCCATGACTTTGCATCTTCTTCTGAAAGTTCTTCCCATTTTGTTTTACGGAAAGTAACACCTTTAATATGATCAAATAAACTTTTTGCCATGATAATCCTTAACCGTTTAATTGTTGTCTTTTACTTGGTAAAAATTCATCGTTAATGTTTCCACACTTTGTACATGCATAAGTTGGAATAGGAACAATTCCTTCTTGCCCATTTGGTGAAATCAATGCCGATATTTTCTTAAAGAAAACTACCTCATTAAAAAATTTGTTTCCACATTCTGTGCATTCAATATCTGTTGCCTGGTTCAAATCAATACTGATTTGTTGTGCTTGTTGTGACATATCGCCACCACCGTTAATATCATAAACAGCCATCATTTTCTCCTTTGGTCAATTTCCATAATAATTTGAATAAACATAGCCATGGCATTTATTTCATGGTCTACAACAAAACTGTCTTTATATTGTGCTTCAGCAATAATTAAAATAATTGTAGATACAAAACCGTTTGCGAATGTATCAACATTATCGTAAAGGTGCCTGAACATTTGATTAAAGTCTCTTACATGATTGTCAGCGAGTAACTGACGAATACCGTCAAACTTTTCTTTTTTGTTTTTATTAGATTTCAAAACATCAACAATCGAAGAAAGATAATTGTGTTCAACCAAAGTTGTTTCATCCAATTTCAAAACACCACCAATAACACATCGCTGAGTTGTGTTAATTACACGGCGAATATCTGGATAGGATTGATTGATAATTGTTGCAAGATTATCTTTCTCATATTTTACACCTTCATCATTCAAAATTGTTACAAGATGTTGTGCAACTTCTTTCTTCGATGGTGGAACTATGTTAAAGATTTGACAACGAGATTGAATTGGATCAATAATCTTATCTACATAATTACAAGTTAAAATAAAACGAGTTGTCTTACTGAATGTTTCGATGACATTACGAAGTGCCGCCTGAGCATTTGGTGTCATGTAATCACATTCATCCAATATAATTAGTTTCAATCCACCAAAACCAATCGAAGAAGCAAACTGTTTAATTTTATCACGAACAGTATCTACCGAGTTTTCATCGGAAGCATTGATGTAAATGTAGTTGTCTTTTGCAATAGTATTTGCAACAATCTTAGCAAGTGTGGTTTTACCACTACCAGCGTCACCATAAAGAAGTAAGTGAGGAACATCGTTTGTCTCAATATATTGTTGAAAGGTTGCCTTTACTGTTTCATTGCCAACATAAGTTGCAAGAGTTTGTGGGCGATACTTTTCATTCCAAATAGTGTGTGAGGGGTTAAACATAACATACCTTATTGGTTAATAAATTCATAGACTAATATACGAAATTTTTGCCTAATATCCTAGCGATTTTTTTGAAATACGAAGATTGGCTCTCTTTTATAGCCAGCTCCCATAACTGCGGACAGTATCAGTTGTAGAGTATCGGTGTGATCGAAACCAACTAGGTTGGCATACTTTATAGTCATTTCTTCCAAATCTTTATACTTTGGTGTGTTGGCTATGTTGATTAGCATATAGCCACCCATTTTTAGACCATGATAACAATTACGGAATGTTGATTGAAGAAATCCAGATCCCCATTCTTCTCTTGTTGGGAATTTATTATATGATTGAGTTTCTTCATCTGCATATTTTTCAGTATCGAAATATGGTGGCGAAGTAAAACACAAATCCAAACTATCTTTTTGTGGTATGTAATCTTCCGAACCCATCATATTCAATTGAATATCTTTACCAAGATAAGCAAAGTCATCACGAAGTTTACATAGTCCTTCAAAAGTTTTAGTTGATGGTTCTGTTCCAATATAAGTTTTAATGTATGGTGAGGCAAGAGCACCAACCAATCTTCCACCCCAACCACAAGACATATCCCACATCACGCCATCACCGCCATATTTTTTATAGATAACACCGGCAGCAGTTGGTCTGAAATTGGAAACACCTTGAACACCAGAATATATTTTAAGTGATTGACGAAGACGGTTCTCTTGGAAAGAACTACCCCAATGTTTTGATAACCACTTCAAACATTTGCGTATTGTCATTTTGAATGTTTGGTCATTCAAAAAATTATCCATTGGAGACATCTTTGAGTTTCCACATTTAACTTCCATTGCGTGTGGAAAGTATGACCACGCCAATCGAAGTCCGTTCATGGTTTGAATTATATCACCGTCTTTGAAAATACTATCATAATTGAATTGTTGTAGTTTTCTCATGTGTTCGTGTTTTTCTTGTTCGGTGATTTTCATATATGGATAACCGTGTTTGCGGTAATACTGAAAGATACAATCTATTGTATCATCCAATTCTCTTTTACCTGCAAAAAATTCACCGGTCTCTTTCCACAAACGAACTTCTAGCGGATCAACATCAAAAAATTTACTTAAACTATCGCTGTTAGGTTTCATGTTAGGGCTTATAGAAAACAAAAATTGGTTCGTGCTTAAACCATTCACCATTGTATAAAACTTTATTTGCCAATCTTTCTGGATCCGAATTACCAATCATTTTCGTCATCAACATACACATCTTACCTTTGTATTCCATTCCCAATGATTTCAAAATGTTTATTGAATCATCTTCAAGAAGTATGGTTTTATTTGCAGATACTTTGATATTTGCAATGTTCCAACAAAGATACCTGTCACTTTTCAAATAAGCAACTGCAGTTTCTAATGTTGGTTTCAAAAAGTTATCACGCCAGTCTGCATATTCTCCGTGTGCCTTATATGATTGCGTGTCATCATCTGAATACATTTCACGATTGAAATACGGTGGTGATGTGAAAACGAAATCCAATTTACCTTTATACTTTTGAAAATCAGGATTGAATTGTATCGTTTCAGAACCGTCTTGGAAAACTTCGTATGTGTGGTCTTCTCTTACATCAAAGAATTTGGATGAAAGTGAACTACCTTTCTCACCGATTGACTTTAAATAAAAGTCTGCAAGATATTCATAACGAGTTATTCCCAATTCTGAAATTGAATTGTCCGTATTAGGATCCGTTCCAACATAATGTATCGGTCTACTCACCGACATTGCTCCTAAAATTCTTCCACCCCAACCTGCACTTGGATCGTAAACTGTAACCATTTCACTTGCTGGAACGTGTTTTGTAAAATGTTCATACAAAAACTTTGCAGTCATTGGTGGAAAGTTTACAGCAGGTTGTGAGAAAGAAATACGGAATATCTGAAATGCTTGTGGAAATAATTTTGCACTCTTTTCATATACTCTAACCAAGAAAACATTTACTCTTGGTTCTTCACCGTCTTTCTTTATCATAAAGTTATCAGAGAGTTCATCTATGTCACCCAAATAAAATATCATACTTGCATCAAGTATGCCATCTTTAACAAACTCACGGATTTGATCTGCCTTAATGGTCAGATACTTTGTATATTTTTTATTATAGGTTTCAAGTGTGCAAGATATTTTTGATATACGCAAACCTTGTCCATCAAATCTACCATCACCATTCTTGAATGCCAAAAAGAAATCTCTTAATGTTTCACCTTCTCGGAAATATGGATTCTTGATTTGATTTGATGAAATAGATTTACTGTAAAGATACATAGAGTCATTGTAAAGAGTTCTACGCATAACATGATGAAAAGTGTCTTTCATTTCATCGGTAAAGAAATCATATATTGATCTAGATGTATCACCACTTGTTCCACTTGCAATCTTTGTTTTCAACATGGTTGGAAAGAATTGATTAGCAGCAGAGCCGTTTTTAGAGAAGTTAGCAATGACGCCGATTATATCTTCGTCATTGCCTTTCTCTGGACTATGAAAGATTTTTGAAGTATTGAATTGACGGAGCTTTGAGAATGATTGAACAATCTCTTCTTCGGATCTGCCAACAAGTGGCGGTTTACCGTTTTCATCCCAGTCTTTCAAAAACCTCATGCGTAATTCTTCTATCCATTCGGAAAACTTAGCATCATCATAAGTTACCAATTCGCCGTATGTGATGTTTGACGGCCAAGATAGAACATCACCCTTTTCATAGAAATACTTTTTCATCAATTATTATCCAATTTTACTAAATAATACTTTGCATCGAAATCATCAATATCAAATTCAACTTTTGCCAAACCTTCGGAAGAAACTTTAAGAGTTCCGCCATTCAAATCTTTGTTAGCGGCAAGAATACCATTGAAGTATTTAGCAGAGAAACTAATCGGTTCAATGTCACCACTGGCATTACAATCAATATCAATAGAAATACGATTTGAATTTGTATTTGAATATCCAAGAACAATTTGATACTTGTTCAATTTTTCATTCTTTAATACCGTAAACTTTTCAATATCTGAAAGAGCAGACTTTGCCTTGATGAATTTATCAATAAACTCTTTTGTAATCGTAATGTCCAACTCAAACTTAGGCAATTCTTTCAAGTCTGGTGCAGGTGGAATAACTGCAAGGTCAGCCAACATATAATTTACAGTAGTTGATTTATCATCAATAGTCAATTTC